ATAATCTTCACGTACCGCATCCCAATCTCTCTCTTCTCCGGTTGATGCGTGAACGAATGAAATACCTAGGAATTTTGCGTGTGGAATCATCTCATCTAGTGAGGCGTTACGGGCCATGTCATAAGCTAAGTCTTTTCTCTTACCAATCTCTACAACGTCTACGTCAGAGTTGGCAAAATCAAGCAGCCTATATGTATTCTTAACTTGCTTCAGTTTATGCTTATTTTGCTCGCATTGGTTACAAGCCATAAGGTAGTCATACAAAGGCTTGTTCCATGCTGGTACAGTTAAGTGCCCGTTGTCAAAGCTGATGACATTTTTTGGATTTCCAGTAACCGCATCAGTAATGTTTCCTTTCTCTTCTTGCTCATCTACAAAGATTGTAGGAAACCCGTCCAAATACCTAATCTGTCTAGGACGAAAATCCGGTTCATCATCTGTGCCATAATTGTGCAGCACATTGTCTTGATTCGTAATAATAAACCTTGGAGGAAAAATGCTAGAACCTTCATGCATTTTTGGATGTTCATAAACCAGCCTAAATACGTACATGTCTGGTTTCTTCTTTGTTTTTTTGGCTGCACTCTTCTTAAAACTTAAAGAAGGCTGCGAACCTTGAGTTGGTGTACTTGCCAACTCTGATGTTGCTTTAGACATAATTATTGTTTTTAATTAAATAACTTATTACAAATATACTTATTGCAAACAACGTGCCAAACTTTAATATAAAAAGGCCGGGTAGAAACCCAGCCCTAAACAATTAAACACTAAACACGTCATGCTTAACAAAGCTATTGAATAAATGCATAAATTGGTTAATTTTTTGACTTTTTTAGTATTTCTCCCCCATTCAGCTCCAAATACTCCTCATTTGTTATGTATTTCCACTTAAATCCATAGCTGGTAGCTAGTCTACCCTGTAAGCAACTTACAATATTTCCTCTAAGTCCGCCTACAGATTCTGTTGCTTCATTTACGTTTATAAAATAATCGTAAAAGGTATTATCTGGCGAATAAGAAGCAACCGCCCTTGAATTTCCTTTTAAGAAATTCGTAATCCTCCTTTTGTCATTAACCTCTTTGCTTGATGTCATTTTTTGATTTTTTTCAAGCCACTCTTTATTATTTACCCTGTCCTCTGTTACTTTTCTCATTTTCTGTAGCCATACTTCGTTTTGAGACCGCTTTCTAATCATTTCCCTATGCTTCTCTAGCTTTTCCGGGTCTTCCATTCTTTTCTTTTGCCGCTCTCCGTTCTCCTTGCAAAACTCCTCACTTCTTTTTACTCCCCTATTTGTAACAGGAGAAGGTCTTACGTTAAATGTATTTTCTTTATAAACCTCATACCAATGCATTTCTCTTGCATCTAAATCATCAGCACAACACTCTTCTATAATTGTAAACTCAAACGCTGATAACCCATACTTCTTTGCGTAGTTGTACAAGTACCTATTAATGTTTCTTACTGGATTTTCAAACCAATTTTTGTGAGCTCTTATTCTCCTGTCTAAATCTATTGATTGCCCAATATAAATTTTACCTGTCTCTGTGTGCGTAATTGAGTATATTCCAGAAGCCATATTAAACATGTTTAAGCAAAGGTATGTAAAAAGAAAATCCCCACCAAATTAATGGCAGGGATTTCTTTAGTTTTATAACTAATTGATTATCAGGCTTATATACCTTCGACAATACAATATTGGTTAGCCGCGAACACGCGTACGCCAGGATAGCTGAGCATCGACAACGTCTTATTAGCCGTAGTAGTCTTGTTCTGAGGAGCAAGCATACCAGTTTCGGTTGTAAGAATCCTTTGTCCGTTAACCTCTTGGAATACAATTTGGAAGCTTGGGAACTGCTTACCAGTCTTAGCATCGCTATTGATTTTTTGAGGAATCAGCAAGCCATAGTTACGCTTCTCAGGAGTCAAAGCACCCGGATTGATATGGTACACTGCTTCTGGGCTGAACATGTTGTTCAAGAAGAAGTGGAAAGTATAACCATCAATCATGAAGGAGCTAAATCCATAAGATGCAGCAGCTTCTTGGCTTCCACCTACAGAACCATAAGAGATGGCGCCGTTAGCGTATTTACCAAACAGAAGGTTGTTAACTTCTTGGCGCTGATAGATGTCTTGCAAGAAATGGTACTCGCCAGAACCGCCGTAGAAGTTCAAAGAACGAGTGATTGCTTGCATGTTAGACATGTCAGTTCCAGAAACGCCACCGAACTGTCCAGAAGTGTACTGGATGGTAGTACCGCCAGCAGCAACGCGAGGGATAACACCGGTTGTACCAACAGTACCGCTGATGTTGTTTACTGCAACACCTTCCATGATTTTGAAGAAAGCGTTGTTCATGTAACGCTTGTTCATGTCATCTTGGGCGAGGTAGTAGTAGTAGAAGTTTCCGTTTCCGAAATCAACTTCGTTCTTCTCGATTGAAGCCCTGTCAGTGATGGTAAAGTCATCCCTGTGCTCAGTGGTAGTGTTCTCAATCTTGTCCAAGATTGGAGACATGCCATTAAGAACTGTAGAACCTTCACCGATGTTAACAGCACCACGCAGCAACAGGAAGTCAGAAGCGAGGAGGTTAGCAGAACCAGCTGAAACGAAAGCTTGAGTTGAAACAAGCGGACGGATTACAGCGCTCAAAGGATAAGAGCCAGTAGAAACTGAAACTACTTGACCTTCTACACCAGAAGTCATGATGCGAACAACTTCACCGGGACGGAGAGGAAGCGCTGAATTGTAGTAAGAAGGGTCGTTTGCAAAGGTAGAAGCAGAAGAGCTACCGATGGTTACAGTAACGTCAGCGCCTGCTACTGGGGCAACAACTGCTGCTTTTACTGAAACTGCTTGGTGCAATCCACGCTTCTCATAGTGGTAGAACAAACGGTTGTCGCTTTTAGCTTCAGTAACTGAGTTACCAAGAGCCATCTGTACGATAGCGTAGTTCTCTGCGCCGTATTTTCTAACGAGGTTTTTCTCGAAAGAACGGTCGAAAATGTTCAAGTCATTCAACAACGCTCTGTTTGTTGAAGAGCTAGATATAGCGCCTTGGCTATATGCTGGGAAAGTATTAGGCATTTTGTTTTGTTTTTAAAAATTATTAACTCTGTCTTCTTAAATGTCCCATGAATAACTGGTCGAGCATTGCTCTCTCGTCATCCGCTGCATTTGGTTTAAATGTACCAGACGTAAACTGTTCTGATTGAATGTTTTTGCTCTGCTTCAGCATCTCTAAACGGGTTTGATTAACCGCTTGTGAAATAGCTGAATTTAGGATTTTGTCAAAATTGTCGGCTATGTAAAGTTCCCTAACCATCTTGTCTGACTGGTACTGACCGTCTTTGTAGTACCTGTTTACTTGATAGTCTTCAAGGTTCTCTGCTGCCTGTCTGTATTTTGACAGCTCCTGCGCAGGGATGTCAAACTTACCATTGACAGACATATTAGCTTTTTCATCTTTCCATTGGAAAGGCAAAGTGCTAATTCTGGATTCTACACCTTTGAGTGAGTTGAGATACAATGACCTTTGCTCTTGAATCATTGCCTCCATTTCTACATCCTCTTTGGGCGTTTCTTCCACTTGTCGCCTAGACAACTCGGGCAACTTAATGTCCTGAGCTAAATTCTCAAAGAACTGTTTTGCGTCTTGCACATCGTTTTTAATGCGCTGGGACAGCTTCTTTTGTTCCCTCTTAAGCTTTGACTCGTCAAACTGGTACTCGTCAATAGAATAAGATTCGTTAAATTCGTCTTCTACGTCATTGTCGTCAAAATCTGGGTTGTTAACCTTGATGTATGCTTTAAGGACATCTTCGTCTGGAAGGTTTTGAACATCATCAGCAAATTGTTTTGTGCCTAGAATTTCAAAAATTTCCTCTGTTTTGCCCTCAAGAAGCATGTTATAAACGGCTTCTGACAATTCATTTTCAAACTTAGGTTGTGCTTGTTGCTCTAAAGCTTCGTACACTTCCTCCCATGAAGAAAACTTTCCGTCGGTTTTGCTTTTGATGAAGTCATCCTCATCAATAACATCTTCCATACCACTAGCTTCCTCGCTTGGAACATAAGCCTCTTCAGCGTTCATCTGAATAACTTCAGCTGATTGTGGCTCTGTTTCTACGGTTGACTCTGGCGTTTGCTCTGCCTCTTCCTTTATGTTCGTTTTACCGGAAAGCAGCGATTCATAAGCTGATTCGTCGGTAACACTCTCAGGAGCAGGAGCAGAAGCAACCTCTGTAGTTGTCGTTTCATTTGGTAAAGAACTTTCTGTTTGTGTTTCTTGAGTTTGTGTCTGTGGCGTTGGCTCTTGTGTTTGTGCATATTCTTGCACAATGTCTACTATTTCCATATTTTTTTTGTTTTTAGGATTTACTTGTCCTTAAACTACTAAGCAAATATATAATAATTTTTTTACTAACAAAAAAAGAGGGCAAGGTATAAACCTCGCCCGTAACCATGAAACACACACAAACTATTTATTGAGGAGGCATTTCTTCGGTAATTTGCTCCTCTGTAACCTGCTCTTCCATTGGGGCTCCTTGCTGTTCTGCCATCATTTGCTCCTCCATCGCAGCCTGTTGTGCTGCTTGTTCTTGCATTTGTGGCTGAATTGCATTACCCAAAATAGTGTCAGCAAACTGCTTAAGTTCGGCAGGAAGCTCAATTCCTTTGCCTACTACTGAAGCGTACATTGTGGTAGCAAACTTAATTAATTCTATTTCTTTGTCTCCGTCATTCTTACTTCTGTTAACCGCAATCTTGCTTTCTGCCATCATTTGCTCCAGTTGTGCATCCCCCTGCGCTTTAGCAGCAGCTGATTCTTGCTGAATCTGTGCGTTCATCTGGGCATTTTGTTGGGCGGTTTCTTGCGCTTCTTTCTTAGCCTTTTTCATACTTCTTGCCAAATAGAGTTCAGCAAGTTTAACATCCTCAATATTCTTGATTTTGAACGCTTGCTCGTATGTAATCATTCCAGCAGCAAGTGCGGTATTCATTAACTGCGTTAATTCAGCACGGCTCTGGTCGTCGTTAATCATGTTAACCCTTACGTCAAAAGTCATGTCCAGAAGACTCATCTCATAACCCTCAAACTCCTTAAACTTCTTAGCTTTTAGGACGATTGAGTCCCAAAGCATCATAGAAATTTTCCTTCCAGTCTCTTCCAAAAGGTGTACGCAAGATTGGTAAATGTATTCTGTTGCATTATTTGAAGCTTGAACCTGCTGTTGCATTACCCCAAGTCCAGTCTTTGCTGGTATTGACGAACCATCCCTGTACTCTGAAATACCCATCTCTTCTCTAAGTCTTTCCAGTTCAAAGTTATACTGCGAAACCAAAGTATTCAGCATTGAAACGTTCTGGTTGGAAGGGAGTGGAGTGATGGGAGGAGATTTTCTTTCTCCGTCATCTCCAGTAGAGTCATAGTAAACTCTACCAGTCTGGTCCCAAATCTTCATCAGCTTCAGTGGCTCTACGGAATCCCCAAGTCCTAAGTCAACATCCCTTAATCCAGAAATGTCAATCATGTAGCCGTCTGGACGCATTGTAGCAATCAGCTGCTGCATCTTAAGGCGGATAAGAACCATTTGCCTTATTGGCCCAAGCGCCCTTTCAATCATTGATGGAATTAGTGAACCTGTTGCATTCGGGCTGATGACTGAATAAGAGAAGAATACGTCAACTCCGTTTTGGTAAGGCCTAATTTGATTAGGACTAATTTCCCACTTCAGCATAATGTCGGTGTCGCATACCCAAATTCCTTGGTATATGTTCATTCGCTTTGTCTCAATAACCTCTCCTACTATTTCTTGTCCTTTAGGGGCTACCGGTTTCCCTTGTTTTGGAACAACCAGCATATTGCCGAACTTATTTTCAGTCTTTACGGAGTACTCTACGTCTACGCTCTTTACTTCAAAGTCAAATATTAGAACAGAGTAGTCGTCGTAAGGACGAATTTCAGTGTACTTATAGGAATCCTTCCAATACAAGTTCTCGCTTCTCTTCAGCTCTCTTGATGCTTTTTGGGCAAGCTTGAATAAAGTCTCTTCGTCTACATTATACTTTCTTCTAAGTACGGAAAGCTTCATTGGGTAAACTTCCCCAACGTATGAAATGTCTCTACCGCTATCAGACTCAAACACGTTATAAATCATGTTGTCCGGCTTCGGTATGCTGATTTTGATGTTGTCGTTTGAATCATAACTAAGCTTTGTCCAAGCAAAGTTTGTGTCAATCAAATCCCTTAGAATCTTGCGCTTCATTACAGGGTAGTCGTTATTGTCTAACACCTTTTTGATGCGCTGCTCAAACAGTATTTCTTCTGGAAGCCTGTATTCCATGTCAAAATACAAAGCCAAATCGTCTTCGTCTTCTGGAATGTACTTATTAGTCTCAATCTTTTCTCCCATCTCAGCCTCAATCTGCATGATTTTGTCCTTATTTTCCATGCGGAACTTAGCCTCTTGCTTCTCTTCTTCTTTTGCGCTGGTGCTCATGTCGTCTACCGCAGTTACGGCAGGAACCTCTTTCCTATTCATGAATCCTCCAAGAAGTATTTCTACGAACTTAGGCGCAATCTTAATAGGAGTCCAGTCTAGATTAATATAG